TGATAGATCAAAGATGGTTGAAATGAATGTTGCTTCAGCAAATACATTAACAGTACCTCTTAACTCATCAGTTGCTTTCCCAGTAGGAACAAAGATTGACATCCTACAAGTTGGCGCAGGACAAACAACAGTTGCAGGTGCAGCTGGTGTTACAGTTAATGCAACTCCAGGCTTAAAGTTGAGAGCACAATGGGGTAGCGCAACACTGATCAAGCGTGCAACAGATACTTGGGTACTGGTCGGAGATCTCTCAGCATAGTACTTATAAAAAAATAGAGTACTAACTCTATACTATAGATTAACACGCTCCTAGTGAGCGTGTTTTTCTTTTTAAAGTGTGTTATACTTAGGTACTACTTCAGAAAACATGAAGTACTCATATAATTTTACTTTGAAAGGTATATAAAAATGTCAGAAAGTGTATTTTCATTTCGTTTGTCAGATGAGTTTGTAAATAAATATCAGTTAATTCCAGCACCATTTGGATTCTCAGATGCAGGGTCTAACTCGCTAGGAGAGATAACATTTATTCGCACATATTCTCGTGTCAAGGAAGATGGAACTAAAGAACGCTGGCATGAGGTTTGTCGTCGTGTAATTGAGGGTATGTATTCAGTACAAAAAAATCATGCTAAAGATAATCGTTTACCGTGGAATGATAACAAGGCACAGAAGTCTGCACAAGAAGCTTTTCAAAGAATGTTTGAATTAAAGTGGACCCCACCAGGTCGTGGTCTATGGGCATTTGGTACCCCTATGACTATGGAGAAGCGTAACTCTGCATCCCTTCAAAACTGTGCAATGGTTTCAACTAGAGATCTTGATCGCAATGATCCTGGTGCATTATTTGCTTGGGTGATGGATGCATTAATGCTTGGCATTGGAGTTGGATTTGATACTCTTGGACAAGATAAGAAGATGGCAATCTATGCACCTACAGAGCCAGAATCAACCTATGAAATCCCTGACACTCGTGAAGGATGGGTTGAATCAGTTCGTATGTTAATCAACTCATTCCTACGTCCAAATCAATCAATTCAGCTATTCAACTCTGACCTTATCCGTCCACTAGGTGCCCCTATTAAGGGCTTTGGAGGCGTTGCAAGCGGTCCAGCACCACTCATTGATCTACATACACGCATTCGCAATGTAATTGGTTCTAGAGCAGGAGAGTTCTTGGATAGCCGTGCAATTGTTGACATTGTTAATTTAATTGGCACATGTGTTGTTTCTGGAAATGTTCGTCGTTCTGCTACTCTTGCTCTTGGAACACCAGAAGATAATGGTTTTATTAATCTTAAGAATCCAGAAGTATTTCCAGAGCGCAACTCATACGATCCAGAAAAGCCAGGTTGGGCTTGGATGTCAAACAACTCTATTGCAGCAGAGGTTGGAACAAAGTACGATGACTATGTTGATTTAATTGCAGATAACGGAGAGCCAGGATTTATTTGGCTTGGAGTTGCAAGAGATTATGGTCGTCTTGCAGATGCACCAGACTATAAGGATTCCCGTATTATGGGATTCAATCCTTGTGCGGAGCAGCCATTAGAATCGTACGAATTATGTACACTTGTAGAAGTACACTTAAATCGTCATGAGTCTAAGGAGGACTTCCTCAAGACATTGAAGTTTGCATATCTTTATGGAAAGACTGTAACTCTTATGCCAACCCATTGGCCAGTAACAAACGGTATCATGCAAAGAAACCGTCGTATTGGTACATCATTGACAGGTATTGCTGCATTTGCTGATCAGTATGGTTTGCCAACTACCCGTGAATGGATGGACGAAGGTTACACAACTATCCGCAAGTATGACCATCAGTATTCAGAGTGGCTATGTGTTCGTGAGTCAGTTCGTGTAACAACAGTCAAGCCATCAGGATCAGTATCACTTCTGTCTGGTGCAACTCCTGGAGTTCACTGGGGTCCTGGAGGAGAGTTCTACCTTCGTGCTATTCGCTTTGGTAATCAAGACCCAATGCTACATCTTTTCAAAGCTGCAGGGTATAAGATTGAGGCAGACTTAGTATCAGCAAATACCTCAGTAGTATACTTCCCAGTTGCATCAGGGCATAAACGTGCTGAGAAGCAAGTAAGCCTATTTGAGAAGATTGGTTTGGCAGCAACTGCTCAGAAGTACTGGTCAGACAATGGTGTTTCTGTAACACTATCATTTGATAAGGAAACAGAAAAGCAGTTTGTGGCTCCAGCACTTAATATGTATGAAGGTCAGCTAAAGGCAGTGTCATTCCTTCCAATGGGAAATAAAACTTATCCACAGCAACCATACACAGAAATATCAAGAGAAGAGTACAACGCATACGTTGGAACAATTGGCAAGATTGATTGGTCTGCTATTTATGATGGAGTAGAAAATCTTGAAGCAGAAGGTGAAGCATATTGCTCAACTGATGCATGTGAAATCAAGCTGTACTAATGGTTCCAGTTGGTTCACTTTAGTATCATTATGGTATACTTATGGTTATGAGTAATACAAATAATCCATTAATCAATCCAAACACTGGTTTACCAATTGTTGGAAATGTTCGTAAAAAGGTCATTGAGAAAAACTATGATTGGGGACTATATGTCTATAAAAAGGCAAATGGTCGTTGGTTCACTGACGGTAACGGAAACGTTCTCAATATTGAGTCTATGCGTAGTGATATTTCAAAGATAGCTGAGCTAAAGAATGCAGCTAAGTACTATGGTGATCCAGGAGATGGAGAAGCAATCTTTGTTCCTGGACTTACACGTATTTCAGAAGAAGAACACTCAGAACAGCTTGATCGTATGGTTAATGGTTTAATCCCATCTAAAAATGACCTAGGTGCTTGGAAAGCTGCAAAGGATACACTCAATACACATGGAAGAGAAGCGTACGAAAATGGATAATAACGAGTATCAGTATATCTCTGCAAGTTTAAACACGCAAGATGAAAAAGAAAATGTTTTTAAAGACCAGGACCCATTTAACAAGTCATGGGAAATGCTTAAAGACTTTTCTGGACTAGAGCAAAACTTTCGTCGTAGAACAGCAAGAAACCTTAATAAGTTTGCAGATGTAAATAATGCAGCATATCTAGATTCTGCAAATGTTACACCATCAGGAGTAGATGCTTCATCAAAGCAGATTAATCCTGGAACGGTATATAGAAATGGTTACGGACTATTTGACGTAATTACTCCTCCATATAATCTATATGAACTTGCAAATTTTTATGATACATCTTTTGCTAACCACGCTGCTATTGATGCAAAGGTTGCAAACATTGTTGGCCTTGGATATTCATTTGAACCAACAGATCGTACTATGCTTTCCTTTGAGGGTAAAGAGCAAAGTGCTACAGATAAAGCACGCAAGCGTATGGAAAGAATGAAGCTTGAAATGCGTGACTGGCTAGAAAACCTTAATGATGATGATTCATTTACCAAAACAATGGAAAAGGTTTACACAGATGTTGAGTCTACTGGAAATGGGTACCTTGAAATAGGTCGTACAGTAAATGGAGATATTGGCTATGTTGGTCATATACCATCAACAACAATTCGTGTACGACGTTTGCGTGATGGATACATGCAGATCATTGCACAAAAGATTGTTTACTTTAGAAACTTTGGTGCAACCAATCCTAATCCAGTGACAGAAGATCCACGACCAAATGAGATTATTCATATCAAGGAGTATTCTCCACTAAACACTTTCTATGGAATTCCTGACATTATTGCAGCACTTCCTTCACTTATTGGTGATCAACTTGCATCACAATATAACATTGACTACTTTGAGAATAAAGCTGTTCCAAGATATGTCGTAACCCTAAAGGGCGCAAAGCTTTCTGGTGAAGCAGAGGACAAGATGTTTCGCTTCTTACAGACAGGTCTTAAAGCACAGTCTCATAGAACCCTTTATATTCCTCTTCCTGGAGATACTGATCAGAATAAGGTTGAGTTTAAAATGGAGCCAATTGAAAACGGTATTCAGGATGGTTCATTTAAGGAGTACCGCAAGCAAAATCGTGACGATATTCTTGTTGCTCATCAGGTGCCAATTTCAAAACTTGGCGGTACTGACTCAGCAGCAATCGCAGCATCAATTGCACAAGACAGAACATTTAAAGAGCAAGTTTCACGTCCTGCTCAAGGGCACCTTAATAAAGTCATCAATAAGATCATTAAAGAAAAGACAGATGTCCTTGAGTTAAAGTTTAACGAACTTACACTTACAGATGAAATTACTCAGTCACAGATTCTGGAAAGATATGTTAAGACTCAGGTAATGATGCCAAATGAAGCTCGTGAAGCAATTGGTCTTCCACAGCATCCAGACGGAGATACTCCATTTGAAATGTCTCCAAGACAAGCAACAGATGCTAGAGCAAATTCAGCTGGTAACAGAGCAAGAG